CCGACAAATTATAACGTACAATATCGTCGATAGCTCGCTCAATATCCTCGTCCAAAATATGAGGTCCTAGCGAATCAGTAGTATTTAGCACACGATCCAAATATCCCATACTATCATAGCCGTGCTGAATATCAAAATTATACCACTCAGCGAACTGGTCACCAGGATGGTATGGGTTGTCGGTCGTTGTCAAATATACTTCACGGCTCATGAAAATATAGCTTTCTAGAGAATATGTCAAATATACTTGTTGACCGTAGACACAGACACACCTAGGGCTTCAGCAATAGCCGCTTGAGAATATCCCCGCGATTGCATATTTTTGATAGCCGTCTGCTGCCGCTGTGGTAGTGCACGCTGTTCCTTTGGCATAGCGAGCTCACGAATATGATCCATGTCGCCTTGAGCCATGATCTCCTTCAGCTTCGTAGTAGAAATAGCGCCAGCTTGGATAGCTTTCCACTCTTCCTCGGTAGGCTGAATACGATGCTTACTAGCTCCTGTTGCTGCACGTGCACCAATAAGAGCTTGTGTCTTCAGCTTCTTAATATCATCCTTGTCAAGCCCTGGATTAGCCTCTACTTTAGCGCGCACTTGTAGATTTGCCATACGTTGGGCCTGACGCTCTAGAGGAGCGTTGGACTTAGCCAAAGCCAGCTTAGCATCAAGAGACCGCACGGCATCAATATGCACACGCTTAGCGTTAGCAGAATATGGAATCGGTTCCGAACGGTACGCTGCCAGACGTGCGTCGTTAGCCATAGCCTTGAGTTGGTTAGCGTGGCGTGCGTAGATCCGCTCCATAGGTGATGGTGCGTCTGATGTAAGAGAATATGCGTCATCAGCAAGACTCATACGAGTGACCTTCTGATGGTTGGGCGCTTGTTCCCACTCACCAGTACGGGTCTTTACACCATGGGTCTTGTTTGTATCAATATAACGCAGCTTCCCTGTCTTGGGGTCAATGTGCCCGCCTTCAGTTTTATATGCCAAGCGACGCTCTGGAATATGGACCGTTGCTGAGGCACGAGAAATGATGGTAGAGGCACCCTTGCGTGGACCGCCCTGATACTTAGCCTTGAGTGAGGCAATATCATTATCCGCATATGACTGTTTATAATCGAGCTTGTGTTTGTTAGCATCAATAACAACCATAGAATGGCGGACAGCCCGTGCTAGCTCATCCGTGTTGGCCCCCTTCACAGACATATCCGTAATAAGGTTAGAAATCATCCCCATCTCAGTGCCTACACGGCTCTTGGGTAAGACTTGCATACCTTCATGGTATTTATATTCTGTGTGAGGGTCGAAATTACGAAGCCCATTAAGAGCGTTCGTTATTTTTAGGCGTGCGCCTCGGGTCGGAATAACCAAGGCAGTATCACCGTCAAAATCAGCCCCTGATAAACGCTCCGCAACTGAGTGGTGAATACCCACAGCAGCCTTGGCTCGTTTACCAATCATTTTTTGGCCTTCTTTATTAGTGTTGTCGACAATAAGCTCTGGAATCTCAAATGTACCGCCATGCGGAAATCGTACAAGCGCCACTCGTTCTCCTTGACGGTAGTTCGGGGCATATATGCGTGTAGGATCTATCGAGGGTAATGGAAGTAACACATGTGTCTTCTGCCTCGGTAGCGCTGCGGCTTTAAGATGTGAAGCTGCACTGTCTGCATTTTCTGCGAAATTCTCTAATAAAGAAGCGCGCACAATAGGATTTGTCAGGCTCTTAATTTGAGCAAGCTCAGAAGCCATCGAATCCCGTGTTATTTTTAGCTGACGTTCTGCTGTAGCCTCGTGTTGTTTCGATAAGAATTGAGATGGAAGATTTCGACTCCATTTGTCCCAATCCGACTCGTCGTTCACAATGTTCATAGCAGAAATAGCACGACGGTTTCGTCCGCTGCCTTCAGTGAGTTGATATTTGATTGTCGCACCAAATGGATTGTCCGGGTCATCTCGAAGGGGTTTCAAAATACTACCACTCTTCTTGTCTCCCAGGACAGGTACCGAACGATCCTTGTTGGTGTTAAATACTAAATCAACGCCGTCAGGCAGGTCATCACGATATACCGCCATACCTTTGAGGTAATGGCCCTTTCCGACTTGCGCACGGATTTGAGCATATGCGTTCTCGCCAATGGAAATGTCTCGCACACCGGGACGAAGATAAATAACGCCATCAGCTTTCTCACCGCCTTCGCCGCCGTAGTTAATACGGAGACGCTTTGGATCAATAGCTAAAGGAGTGACAATACCTAACGGTGCTCCATCCTTGTCTTTCAATGGACCAGAAAATGAACTCAGATCCTTGAGATGACGATATGCTTCTTGCTTGGTGGTGCCAGGCTTTGCGAGGACTGTAGTAAACGACGCTTCCCCTGTAGATGCAGAGCGTTCACGCAAATTCAAAATAACGTAGCCTTCGAGCTCCAACGCACGGAGGGCTTTTTTCTTCTGCGACTCATTAATTTTCATGAGTGCTTCAGTACCCTTCCCAACGTCAAGGTAGCCTGTCTTGTCGACGCGCTCTTTTAAAGCTTGCTTATTTTGAATAAGCGCTTCTTGTCTTGCAAGTGCTGTGGGTAATAAGTATTTACGTACAGCGCCTTCAGAAATGCCTAGCTTCTCACCAATAGCGGTGTTCGACCATCCTTTGGCCTTATATTTCTTGACGGCAGCTACCTCTTGAATCTTCTGTTCATGACGAGCAAGAGTAATATGGTCACGAAGCTCGACAGAAGATTTAAAACCGAGTTGCTTTGCAATATCGGTTTGTGACATCCCGTCGCGTTTCATGATTGCTACAGTGTCAAGAAATGACTTTGGGGTGGCGGAAGGGTCCTTACCGCTGCCCCATGGATATCGACCTGAATGTGGTTTGGAGCCCTCGTGTGGTTTACCAACGTGGGCTAAATATTCAGAGTCGTCAATAATGTGCACCATGGAAATTATCCATCCTGTTTACGCAAGTTTTGTAGTCTCTCGTCGAAGTATACAATCTTTGCCATAATACTTGTGATTTCTTCTGGTGTTGGACGCTTTATCCGCACATCGTCAGACTGGTAAATGCGAGTTTCAATCCTGATAGTGGATGGATCAAAATTGTACTCTAAACAGAATATCGCTGCGTAGATAAGTAGCTGGTTATGCGAAGCTGGAACTCGTCCAGTCTTCAGATCATGAATCCTCAGCTTATTAGCTTTGAAGGATACGGTGTCTGCGGTACCAAAACAATTGTCAGAATAGTATAGGATTTGTTCTGGGTTCATTCCAAAACCAATACCGTCGTTCACATATGTCGACAGTGTTGATCCGTTCTTTGGGAGCTTGATACCAAGGCGTATTGCCTCAGCCGCAAACTCGTGAAGACGGGTTCCCATTTCTGCGGCTTGCTTGGTCCGAAAACGATCATCAAACCTTGCGTCATCGTAGTTGAGCCAATGCCATTGACTCGGGCTGAGAAATGCATGATCGTGTTCAAGATTCACATGCTTGTTGAATATCATTGAGTACATCCTTTTCGTTCTCAGGATAAATGAACGAGGCGTAGGACATTCCATGCATTCTCTCAATATAGTAGTCTTGGTTCGGTTGATGCGAAGCCGTGCGTCCACGTTTCACTTCAAGAGCGAACCATCGCTTACCAATAAGAATCAAGAGATCTGGAATACCTTGAATGTATGACGAGTCATTCTTCAGAATGATACAATCTGGAAACCGGGCCTTGATTCGTTTTATCAATCCTGATTGGTATGTGCTTTCCTTCACGGAATCCTCCTAGGGGAAAGTACAGTAAAAATTAAAGGACAGAAAAATTGCCTCTTCTATCCATATACACCCTAGTTTTTCGTACGAATTGTACGAAAGCCCTGGTCAGAGCCTTGTAGAAAAATACTTTTTGCACGAGCTCTGCAAAAGCCCAGGTCAGAGGGTATAAAAAAAAATTCGCACCCCTATCACATCCGATACTCACCCAGAAATGTGATCTAGGTAACAAAAACATGCCCCGGACCGCTTTGGTCCGAATACCTTGAAAAAGGCTCCAGACCGATGGGCTGAGTCAAACGACTAAACGCCCTGCTAGAATGGTACTTTACCAGAGGTCCAAAAAGCTTGAACTAAAGTGGGCCGGTGTGTTTTGTGGTAAACGCCCTGGTCAGATGGTGTTTTTGACTCGGGTGGGCCAAAAATTTCAAAATTGGCTCAAAAATTTTTAATTTTATTTAAAATTCTTTGTTTAGCCCTGGTACAGTGGGGCCCCATTGCCACATTACTACTATTATATATTTTTATATATAATATATATAATAATGGGCCAAAGGGGTCCAAACGACCAGCTCAAGGCATGTTTTTGGGGTGGGCCAAAACTGTCACAGAAAATTGGCCCTTTTCAAAAGTGGGCATAACCCCAGGTCAAGACCCACTTTCCAAAACTGGATTTTTGGGCCTCTCAAAAATAAAGCGGTCCTCTCCAAAGTACTTCAAACGTGCTGACAAGAACCCCCATTCGTTGAAATTCTTCTTCTCCTTCAAAGTGGTCCAGATTGCACTCTCGATAGAAGAGTTACTACAAAGAATATAGTAATTCAGAGTCTCAAACGGAGTATCCAATCGGTCAATACGACCCTTCGCTTGCTCAAAACTCTTATAAGAATAAGGCATCGACCAAAACACAATCGTGTCCGTCGCAATACAATTCCACCCTTCGGACCCAGAAGTATACTGAACCGCATACACCCACCGATCGCCCTCAGGAACCGGTTCGTGTTTATGACCGTTCCACTCCTTCAAAACATCTCCGCAAATCTCTTGCAAAATCTCCAACTCATAATCGAAGTTGTAAAAACAAATCAACCGCGGATGCTTCTCCCAAAGCTTCTGAAACTCGTCAATACGACTCTTGTCAGTCCCACAAATCCTCCTCAAAACATACCCAAGCTGCGCTGCGTTCTTCATAGGCTCCCCTGTCCAAGGCACCACACGTTTCTTAAAAGCCTCCTGATACACAGACACCTCAAAATGGCACCAAATTCGCCTCTCACAGCGCGTTGTACGCCTTGAAAAAGGCATGTCGACTAAAACATCATCTCGCCACTTCTCAAGCCGTCTAACGTGCCTGTAGCCCTCAATTTTAGGAAAACCACCCCACCGAGTCACAATACAATACTCACGGTCAAACTCGGTAAATGTCTTTACAAAGCCCCGAGCCACAAATACAGCGGTATAGTCCTTCCAAGTATCCCCAGGCGTAGCGCTCAGCATGATCCAATGGTTATTCTTCGCAATCTTCACAAACCGCTTCGCCCAAAGCCCTCGACCGACGACACGCTGCTCGTCAAAGATGAAAAACGCCCCCTTCACGTTCTTGTACTTATCAATATTATTCCAAGAATCCACCTTCTCCACGTCAACCCCATACGTCTTGCAATCCTTACGCCATTCAAGACTGTCACGTTTCTTGGCTGTCGTGATAATATACAGCTTACGACCCTTTTCATTCCTGACAAAATACTCCAAAGCCGTAAAAGACTTGCCAGAACCCACTCCTCCGCAAAGAATCGTGCCATTTTTCATAAGTTTCACAGCTTTTGCTTGATGCGGGAATAATTCAATGCTCATTATCATCCTTTCGTATACCCCCAAACGGGGGATCGGAGTAAAAAAAAA